TGGGACCTCGCAAATTTCCACGAGATTAACCCCGCGGCCTATCCGGGAGTTCCGTACGCCACGCACGACCCGGCCGCCTGTGCGCCCTACTACGGCTTCGGCGACCACCGCCAAGTCGCGAGCTACTTTCGCCCGCTCGTTGGGCCATATAGCTCCAGCGGCCAAGACGCGGAAAGTCGGGCGAAGCGCGACCTCGACCTCGGGCTGTTGCGGCGTCCGTCGGACCCGCGAGCGCGACTCGACGCGTGGATTGTGGAATTGTACACACTCGGCTACACGTCGCAGGCCGGTTATGCGGGCGGAGACGCCGGTTACGACGCCGTTGCCGACTACCGGTGGCAGGCGCTGCTGTCGGCCATGGAGCGCGCTACAGCGGCAGGGCTGGCGTCCTGCGTGACCGGCGCGCTAAATTTGAGCCGCGTATTTACCCCGCCCCAGACCCCGGACCCATATCCGACGACACAGGCCAAGATGGATGCCACCGTCGCCGACTTAGTCACCATCGTGGACGCTATCCTGGCGTCTGCCGCTGGCCTCCAGATCGGCGGTCGCGCGCTACTCTTCGTTTGGGTCGGAAACGACGTACTCTTTACTCCAGGGGAACTCGAGACCGTGTTCGAGACTGCCCGCACAACCACGGGGAATGATTTCTATGTGGTCGCGCCAAGAAACTCGGGCGCGACCACTCCGTTGGCGTGGGCCGATGGAATTCACCCATGGTCCGGAAACAACGAATGGGCGCTCGCTGTCGGGGGCACCACGCGGGCGAAATCCGCGGACTGGACCGCGAAGAGGCACGACCCCTGGATCGCGCAATTGCCGAGCTACCCAGGGCGCGTCGTTATGGGGAGTGTGTTCCCAGGTTTCGAGGACTGGGCGAAAGGGTTTGGCCAAGATTTGGACCGCGATATTCCTAGGTCCGAAGATTTGGTGCTCGGCCAATTTGATTACTTCGGCTCTGCCCCTGGCCTGACTGGCTATCTCGCCCAGACCTGGAACGACTTCCCCGAGGGCTCGAATTGGGAGCCACACGTCTCGACGGCCGCCGCAGAGCTCGAGTGGTTGACGGAAGGGTTTGCGTCCCTGTTTGGCGAGTCCTTGGTGGCGGCCGAGACCGCTGCTTTACGCGCCATGTGGACGGGCTACGGCGTGTCGCGTGCTTGCACGCCGCCGAGCGCTGGCGGTGGCCCCAGGATGTCGGGCCCGCGGCACGAATCCCCCACCTACTCGCCGTCCAGAAATTCACCGACCGCTGGCAAAGGAGCCTAATGGAACTCGCGCACGTAACGCTAATGGAGGGGGAAACTCTGTGGTTGGTCGCTCGCCCGACGACGCCGGCCAACGCCACGCTATACCGGGCGCAGGTGTCGGCGGCCACGCTGCAGCTTTTCGGCCCCGACTCGGACACCGCGCTAGTCACGCGCACGCTCGCGCTGACGGCCGACCCTGGCTCTGCGGACTACGCCCAATGTATGTTTTCTGCGCTCCAGACTGACGAGTGGTGGGGCCTGGGTGGGGGCTACACGTTTTGGACCCTTTTGCGCCCGTCGGATTACCCGATGCAGGGCGGGCAGGTCTACCGCGTCGAGGTCTCCCTATCCGCCGGGCACACTACGCCAACATGGCCACTAATTGACGACTACGGCGACATTAAGCTCCTATGGGTGGTTGCCGTTAAATCGGCGGTGAGCGCTTGAAGCCAAGCCCCAAGGCCGCGCTCGCCATATTCCGGTCGCTGCTCGAGAAAGACGACTATGAGGGCTGGAAGCGCGTGGTTGTCTCGACGATACAGATCGCGCTTGCGGACGGGTTCTTGCGCGCGAACAACGGCTCGATCGTTCTGGACGCGATGACCGGGCAGCCTATCTTCGACGAGGCCCGGCTGCACCCCGATTGTGCTCGGGCCCAAGCCGCAATCCGCGACTATATGCTCGGCAAGCCGCAAGAGAACGTCGCGCTAGAAGTCTCTAACAGGACCACGATCGAGCCCACCCCAGAGGCCCTCGCCCTCATGGGGCTGCGCATGGCCAAGTTCTCCCGCGAGCGCGATGACGGGACGACCGAGCTAGTGGAGGTCACCGCCATAACCCCGGGGGGCGGGGATGGCGTCTGAATCACCTCCCATGGAGGTGAAGATCCGCCTCTCGGCAAACGCCGCGCGGCTGATGCGCTCGCGGGCACCGGCGATTCTGTACGAGGGGCCTGCTCGCACGGGCAAGTCGTTCACGCTTGTAACCTACGCTCGGCTTCTCTGTGAGTGGTTTCCGGGCGTCAAGATACTTTTTGTGCGACAGACGCGGAAGAGCCTGAACCACTCGATTCTTACGCTGTGGGAAGATGTCCTCGGTCCCGATCACCCTGCGATCAAACCGCCGAAGACCACGCGAAACCGTGATGAATACTGCTTCCCTTACGCAGAGCAAGAGATCGACGGGGCCCAATATCGCGGCGTCTCTGAGGTCCACCTGATCGGGATGGACAATCCGGAACGGCTGATGAGTACGGAATATGACGTCATATTCGTATTCGAGGCCACCGAGTTGACCCTCAGGGCTTGGTCACTCGCGCAATCGCGCTTGTCGCGCGGACACCTTCCGTGGAACTTCATGGTGGCCGACTGCAACCCGGCTTCGGCGACGCATTGGCTTAACCTCATGGCGGATGAGCGGGCTATGATCGGCGACGCCGAGACGGACCGGCCCAAGATGCTGCGGATTCGCACGAAACTACAGGATAACCCCAAGTTCTGGGACGCGTCTCGCGGCGCCTGGACTCCTCAGGGCAACGCCTACAACCGAGTCCTGGACAACCTCCCACCCGTGGAACGCGCACGGCTCCGCGACGGGCTCTGGGTGTCCCAATCCGGGCAGGTATATGCAAATTGGGACCCCGACAAGCACGTCGTCCAGGGTAAGCTCGAGCTGCGGGACGTCCATGGCACAAAGCGTTGGTGGCTCACGGCCCTCGATCTGCAGGGTCTCGAGCGCGTGTTCGCGGACCGCCGCGTTGCCTGGTTCGGGATTGCTGTCGACTGGGGGTATCTTCCGGACCCCGGATCGGCCGCGCTCTACGCCTTCGACGACCGCGGAAGGGCCTTCGTTTGCGAGGAGTGGCACGTCACCAAGAAAGGGTTAGACTGGTGGGCTCAGAAGATCTTGTGGTGGCAAAAAAAGTACGACGTACGGGCGATTGTCTGCGATACGCCGCAAGAAAAGGTAGATGCGCTGAACGTGATGCTGCATGGAAAGCTGAACAGCCAGGGCGATCCGATTGCGCAGGTTGCGAAGAAAGGGCCCGGTTCGATCATGGCTGGAATCGACATCGTGCGTTTTGCTCTCGACGACGACGAAGAGGGCGAGCCCCGGCTTCGCTACCTCGCTACCGCCTCCCAGATGGAGGACCCGTATCTCCGCGAGGTTATGGCCCCGACTGGCGGTGTAAAAGAATACCCTGGTTACATCTATGCGCCTCGCGAGGACGGGAGGCCGAACAAGGAGCTTCCCGTCGACCGGAACAATCATGCCCTCGACCGCGATCGCTACATGGCGACCTACGCTTGGGGCAACGCCCACAAAGCAAGAGTCGAGCCCGCCGAGCCGCCTACTCCGCTCGACATCGACATCGAGTTTGACCTCGCTCAACTTCGGCGCGATCAGCGCCAGAAATCCCGGAGACCCAGAGTATGAAGCCCTTCTATGACAGTGCCGTTAACCGCTGGGAAGCGATGATTCGCGACCAGAACGCCGACTCGGCGGGAAGGAGCCGCCTCAAAGATGTCCAGTTCTCGCTTGAGTCACTCGATCGAGCGCCGACCAACACGGTGTGGGAATACATCACTCTGATGCTGCCCCAACTTGTATGGACTAACCCAGCGATCTCAGTGTCCTCGTACATCCCAGGTCGAGCCCGATATAACACGGTCGGGCAAAAGTATGCCCTCGAGGCGCTCATGAGGCAACAGGGGTGGGCCCGTATTTGGGCGCAGGTCTTCTGCGATGCCCTGGCTTGGCGTGGCGTCACGATGGTAACCACCGAGCGCAACCTTGCGCCTCGGTATATGGACGGACTCGACCTCGTCGACTGGGAGGGGAAGAAACGTCGAGTGGAGTCCAAGACCACAATGCTTTCGATTCCGAAACTGGTATACATCCACCCCGAGGACTTTTTCATCGACTCCGAGGTGCGGACGCGCGACCAGGCTCGTCGCATGGGGCACCGCTGGACGGACTCGCGCGCGCGTCTCCTGAGGCTGGCCGAGGATGATAAGACGTGGAACCGCGACGCGATTAGAGGCGCTCAAAAGGGCAGCGCCCTGGATGACGACCTGGTAGTCCTTGAGCAAATGTACGTCCCCAACTACTTCGACCCCGTTGCCCTCGACGCCTACGACGGCGACGAGAAGCCTGGCGAGGACGAGCTGCACCATGGGACGCTCTACACGATGATCAAGGGCTCGAGCGGTGGCATCGATGCCCAGTCTCCTCGCGTCTACCGCGGCCCAGCGAGTGGTCCGTACGAGCTGTACGAGTGCATCCCTCAGCCAGGGAAAAGGGTCAATGGGGCTCCCCTCGGCGTCTGCTGGCCCCAGATCGACCTCGATGGCCGGGTCGGCGAGGCACTCAACCGTTCCGGCGAGTCCTATAAGCGGCAGGTGATCGCCACGGCAGCTATTGCCGAGGCGTTGATCAATAACGAAAACGACGCTGTGGTGAGCGTCAACATCGCCTCGGAGGCGATGCAGGGCGGCATCCGCGAGATCGAGGTCGGGGGCCCATCAGAGCAGCTGATTCGCGCGTACGCGATGACGCGAGACAGCCTCAACCGGACGCTCGGCCTCTCGGACTCACAGCGAGGTTTCGCCCAGAAGGACACGACGGCCACCGCCGAGAGTATCGCGGACAAGTCGATGGACGTGAAAATCGCCGGCATCCGTGCCCCACTACACGCGTCAGCCGAGCGTCAGATCGCGGTGGCCAACTGGCACATCGAGCACGACGATGAGTTCCTGATCGCGTTGCCGGACGAAGCGCGCATCAGGGGCCTGGAGATGCTGCAGGAGGGCGGCTTGCCCCTCACGGACGAAATGATGCGTGAAGACGACGGGGCTATCACGATCTGGCAGGGAGGCGACGCCCTCAAGGAAGCACCGATCAGCCCGTTTGACGCCCAGACTGTCCGCATCGAGGCCATGACCATGGAGCGAACCAGCGAGGCTATGCAGCAGCGGCGAGCACTCCAATCCGCGGAGCTAACGGGCAAGGCCCTCGAGATGCTCGCCATGAACCCAGGGTTCGATGCCCGTGGCTGGCTCGAGGACATGGGACAGCGCATGAACCTTCCCGGCCTCGGCAAGTACTTGCCGAGCAAACCGCAGCCAGGAGCCCCAGGAGCCCCAGGAGCCCCAGGAGCCCCAGTTAGCGACCCAGGGCCAGGAGGCTTCCCTGGGAACCAAAGCGGCGCCATGGCGGCGCAGGGGGCCATTTAGGTGGTGCTCTACGACTTCGAGGGCGAGGACGGCCAGAGCGAGACGCTTGCGTATCCGATGGGGGCTTCTCCACCGATTGGCGCGACCATCACGCACGAAGGCCGCAGGTTAACTCGCGTCGCCTCCAGAATGCAGGCGCCAATCGTCCGGGCAAGTGTGGCCCACGTCTCCCGGATTCTCCCAACATGGCAGCCGGGGGCCAGCGCCTA